TTGATCCCGCAGTTTGCCGCCTGCCTTATCGTTGTCCGCCAGTATAATCAACCGTTTAATCGGCGACCGTACTATCAAATCACGCTGATAATCCGTAAAGTTTGCTCCGCCTAACGCAATCCCAAGCAGTTTCGCGCCGCTAGACATAACCGACATCGCGTCGATCTCTGCCTCGGTCACAACCGCCGTAGTAGCTCTCATACGATAAACGTTATTCAATCCGTATATTAGATTTCGAATTGGTACGGCGCCTTTCTCGTAGTAAAACACCTTGCCTCGCGTCTTACGATACTTCACGTTGGCCAGCTTGCCGTTCGTGTCATGCCACGGTATAATGACCGTTTGGTTCATTCGGTCACGACCGGTGGTCATAAATCGCTGCACCCGTTCCGTAATGCCCCTTCGCGTTAGATAATTATTCGCAGAGTCGCTATCTGTTGACGGTGAGAATCTCGACATAAAGGTATCCGGCAGATACATCTTTTGTTGCGGAAGTGCTAACTTCGGTAATACCAACGTCAGCTTATCGCAACCGGTTGTCTTGCCGTATTTATATACGAGATACTCTTCGGCCTCCTCATAAGTCTCATTGCGAAGAAATGCCAGTAACTTCACGAGATTGCCGGAGGACCATTCGGAATCATATGCGCCAGAGTCTTTCCAACAGCCGGCGTATTCGCCCGTCAAACTAACGAAAAACGATGGGTTGCCTTCAAAACGGAATGGAGACGCAGCGTTCAGTTTGTCGCTGGTCCAACGCGGTCGCGTCCAATTGAAATTTTCTAGCTCGGTTTGTATGTCGATTTCCATTGGCTGACTACGTATTTTGATTATACTCATTTTTCCACTCCTTGTCATTTAATCTGTCAAACTTTTCGGAATAGTTTTCGGTCATTTCGTGCTCAATTAAGAACATGTTGACGGAATTGTTACCGCTTTGTAAATATTGTGACGAATAGTTGGCTTCGTATTTGCTAAAAGTTGAATTGCGAGGCGGCTGCCTGACCCGTCTCGATTTCCTTTACAAGCCCAAATCCCGGCATATAGAGAACTTCAACCTGCGCTCCTTCGCTCGAACTGTTACGAGATTTGCCGATCTCGATAAGCCCTTGCCCGTCTAACGTATCAATACCGAAAGTGTTCGCTGCGTCTTCGAGTACTGCCTTCGTTTTCTTAATCTCCGCACGTTTTGGCGCTCGTAACTCTCGATTGCCCTCATCGTCGGTATCGTCGCGAACCTCTTCCGCCTGGGTAATAACGTGAATCACTGTATCCGTAAGACCTGCCAATCTACGAATCTTCTTACTCGTATTCGCCACGTCACCGCCCGCAACTCGCGCCGTATTAGCTTCGAAGTCCATCAGATAGATAGGATCGACTACTACAACGTCCGCTTTCGTTTGGTGTATATCGGATTCCAGCTGCGTCACGTCTCGCTTATGAAAGTCCGCATCATCTGCTGCCCGTAATATAATCTCACCTTTTAGCGATTCATTCAACGATAATAAGAACACTTCGAAGCCACTTTCGAACTCTTCCGACAATTTACCGGTGAGCAATGCGCGGTTCTCGAAACCTACGTCGTAGTTGACTCCTTTGATGTTTGCGTCGATAATTCCTTGGCGTGCTGATAGCGAAGAATACGCTCGCGCCATCCATTCGAAACGGCTCATCTCCATCGCCCAAACGAGAACTCTTGCGCCTTGTGTTGCGGCTTCTAGCGCCTCTTCCATTGTGAATACGGATTTACCTCGGCCGGATCGCCCATACCACGTATACATGTTTCCGCTGAGATATCCGCCGACTTCCTGGTTGATTGTGCCGAATTTACTCTTCCAAATCTTAAATGATTCGCCTGCTTTACGACGTTTATATTCGTCTAGGAACGCTTGAGTATCCGTCTTTAAATTTACGCCTATAACACTTCGAACGCTTGTTCTTATTTTAACCTGCTGAAGCTCCGAAATCAAGTCATCGATTAAAATATTTCCATCTGAAATTTTCGAGAACTTGTCAACGAAGCCATTTTCGAGCAGTTCCTTGACGCCCAATTTGGCAGAATGTCCCTTAATTTGCTTCGCCAGGTATTCGTACGAGTCTTCGATTCTAGGCAAATAAGTAAACTCCGCAACGTTGGCGGCCAGCACCTCCGGAGAAGGCGTCTGACCTCCGTTCTCTGCCGCGTACTTGCGAATGAAGGACAACGCTGCCTTTTCGCCTTTCGTTTCCAGGTGCGATTCCTCGATGCCGAAGCGAGTTAGCGCTGTGACTTCGTTCTGGTCGATAATTTTCGATAAGAACATTTCGGTGTAGTTGCTCATTCAATCACTCCTTTTCCCGTATTATCATTTTCTCGACCATCGCACAGTAAGTGACACGATATTTCGTTGGAACTTCCATTAGTTGCCCCCACGGCTCACGATATCGGTACCCATTTTCAATTACTTCGGTATTGAATCCCATTACTTTACCAATCACACTATGCACTCCATTTGCTACGGTAATATCATGACCCTGCCAATCAAGAAGGTTAGATACGCCCATAAGCCCGCATATTCCTGCGTCCGTACCCTCAAATTCTATGAATAATTGTGCCGGCATATTTTCGTATCTTACTAGATGTCCTGCGCGTACAGCTTCCAGCGCCTCCTTTTCTACCCAACAATTCGCTAGTGCCGCATTGAAGATTATCACTCGCCATCACTCACCTTCGCTAAAAACGCATCGTATCTCGCAATGCGTCGCTCGTACTTCGCCTTATCAGCCGGAAACACTCTCGCTAATTCCTTCGCATCATTTCGTCCATCCAACGCACGATCTACGTATTCCTTACGCTTCTTACGTGCCGCCTTCTTTTCCGCTGCCTCTTTGTTCGACTGTTCACGCGGAGTTAACTTACGATTTTCCTTCGCCATATTTTCCGCCTCCTTAGATTTTCGAAATTGATTGAATAACGTATCCATCGTCCAAAAATCGGATATCTCTTTATCGAGGTCACTCGGATTAATTAAGTTCCTCGGATCTAATAGCCCGCCATTGAACGGTTTCTTCTTCGGAACCATATTCGCTATAAAGTCGTCTGCCTGCGATGCGTCTGCTACTAACGTCACGTCTTCGTCGCCCGCAACGATATATTCGTCAGTATGAATGTTGTATACGTCGTAGTAGATGTCGGTAAATTGTTCGTTAGCATACTTCGCAAGCTCGATATTAACGCAGTCGACGCGCCAGTAGCCGTCATAGCCGTCAATCTCCACGATCTCTCCCGCCATTGCTTCGTGCTCTAAATCGAATCCGTATCCGTCGTTATGCTCCTCGTTGTTCATTGGTATGCCTCCTCTATGAACTCTTCTCGCGAGCTCCATCCGTTTTGGCGTAGCTTTTCGTCTACTAACTTCGAATCCTTTTTATCGACGTAGGTAACGAATAACCCTTTAAGACGTACCTGCCATCGTTCCTCTCCGTAAACTTTCTCGAAACTATATCTCGGCTTCATTCGTCATCGCCTCCGTTTAGTAAATACCGGTATGGGTATTATTTATTTCGCATTCCTCGATTTGAACCGCCCAGGAACTCAATCTCCATCGTCATGTCCCGAATACGATCCGCCAGTCTAGCTTCGCCAAACACCATCGTAAGCTCACTTATCGGCAAGTTACTCGTATAAACTGTCGCCAGCTGATTCGTTACCCTTGCGTTTATGACCGAATGTAAATCAGCCCGAAATCCGTCTGTGCTGTCGCGAATTCCTACGTCATCAAGAATCGCAAACGGAACAACCTTCGCCTGCTCAATCGTTCGATAATAACGCTGTGCTGCCGGTTCTGCTACTGCGTCTGGCACGCGCGGTCGATTGAATTGGTTATAATCCGTTTGAAGCTGATTGACGTCGACGAATAGGACCGGACGCTGCAACACCTGCCTGTCGTGCGCAAGCGAGCCGATATAGTGCTTAATTAGATACGTATTTGCCAACGATGCCGCCGTCGTAGTCTTGCCGGTTCCTGGCGATCGCGACCACAGATACAGCGATTTCACACGCTCGCCTGACGCTTCAAATTGCCGTTTAAAGCTGTCTACGTACGAGTCTAATACGTTTGATAGGGTCGGCGTGTTGGCGCCTATTTTCACGGTAGAATCGCGTGTAGGCATCGTCTTAATCGTGTCCATTCGATAGTCGTTCGGTATGCCAGCCGCTGCGACTCTTCCGCCGGATCCTGACGCGCCGTGAAGTGAGACGAAACTGCTGCAGCGCGAGTTACAATGCGTCGAGTTGCCGGCGAGTTTGCAGGCGCTTGCTAGGACGCAGGTTTTTTCGTTTGTCATTCGATCACTCCTCCGCGTAATTAACGAAACAACCACAACCGCCGATGTCGTTCATATCGATTTGTTCTTTCGCCTCGATGTCTTCGCGTAACTCTCGCATTGTATACGGCTTAGTTACTTTGTTTCGCGTCTTTTTCATCATCGCCACATCTTTGCCGAGATACTGGCGCAACTCTTCTTCCTTCGCTTCATACTCTGCGAATCTTTCCGGTAACTGCTTCAATAATGTAGCGAAATGTCCTTGACCGGCCCTACAACAGAATCCGCCACAATTGTTATGCGAGAATCCCATTTGATATAAGCGAGGTGTTTCGATACCTAATTTATTTAATTCAGTTAACATTTCGTCTTTCGAAATATATGGCTCTTCACACATCGGAAATTCTACGCGATAGGGGTGCCAGTTCTTCCTGGGTGCTTTTGTTCGGTGATCCTCGGTCCAGTCAATTCCTAGGTATAGAACGCATTCTTCTGGCGAATAATTCTCTGTAATCCACTTCTCCGCTGCTTCCTGTTTTAATTTGTGTGAACAAGGAGCTATCCTGCTGTTTCCTAGGAATCTCGCATCTTTGTATACTTCAAAAGGTGTGCGCCCATCTGCTATACGTACATACTCAACGCCCATTTCTGCGACTGTTTCGTCTACAAAGCGATATAAGTCTTCGTCTTCAATTAACGTATCAGTGAATAGTAACACTACGTTTTCTTTTCCGTTTGTTGCGATAACTCTTTTCGCTGTTGCCCAGCTACCGATACCGCCGGAATAAAATACGATATGCTTCATTAAATCCGCTCCTTTTAACGTTTTATTGACGTTACCTTCCCTTACTATTCGAAAGCTAGTAGCGCCTTTATTTCACGGCGAAATCCCTTGATTTCCGCAAGCAATTCCGTAAATGTTTCCGCCTGACTATCTCGTACCTGCTGTTCGAAAATAACTGCTAGCGCATCTTCTACGCGGGTACAATACTTATAGTCGCGCCATACTTCGCGAACCTCTGCGGAAGCACCTTCGGATTTACGTTTCTCCCAGTTCGGCGCCTTCGTTGGATCCGATAAGTGTTTGCGTTGAATGATTACGTTAAGCGCGTCGCTTTTTAAACGGTAATTTTCGTTAACTTGGATATTCATTAAAACCACTCCTTCAGTTCGTTTATATTTTCGGAATGTTCCGTCTTTTTTATCGGTGTATCATCGCCCAACAACCGCCCGGCCCTCTGCGCCAACAACACTTTCGGCAACACTCGGTCGCTCATATACGTTTTCATGAAGTAGAAATTCAGCGTCGGATACTGCGTCGACGGCTTATACTGGCGAAAGCACTCGTCGATGAACGCCTTCACAGTCGCCTTGTCATGCTGCTTAATCATTCCGCTAATCATGCCGCAGTCACGCTTAACGGCTCCTACGTAGTCTAGTCCGTATAGTTCGCGGTGACGGTCGTAGAGGTAGGTACGGAAGGTTGTTACGTTCCAGTCGGCGATGTTGCGTTCGGCCCAGGCGTCGGCGGGCGGTAGTTTCGACTTACTCTTCGTCATCATTCATCGCCTCCCGCAGCTCCGCTATCCTTGCGCTTGCTTCTAATCGTAGGTTACGCCACATACATGCGTCGCTTTTTAACGCCTTGTTTTCAGCCTGTAACTCCGCAATGTGAGCGAGTAGTGCCGGAATGTCCTGGCGGGCATTGGCGATGAAGATTGCATCTACGCTAGTTTCGCTATAAGCTATCGTATGTGTATCGCAAGATCCAGACGGACTTTCAATCATTACGTCTCTATCGTGCATAACAAACCATTCGTCAGGCGTCGCAGCCTCCGCTCTCTTACGAATCTCTTCGATTTGTTCCTGCGTCAGTTTCATTCGCTTTCCTCCTTTTCGAAATCGGGCAAATACACCGGCACTAACATTTCTTCGACGTGTGCGTAATTTTCGTCGTCTGAGTCATCGCTGCATAAATACGTGAATAGCTTGCCGTCGCTGAGGCGCCTTAGTTTGTCGCCTTTTTTGAGGTGGTTCATTGGCGAATCCTCCGCTATATAAAATCCGTGTAATACCGCTTCACAATATATAGGCAAATTCTTCTCTACGTCCGAAAAGATGAAATGCGCTATCTTACCGCCTGGATAAATATCCGGTATGATGGGGCGGTTTTTCTCACCTAAAAATTCGTTCATATTCAATAGTTTCGCTTTACTTAAATATCTCGCTAAATCCATTAAGTCGTCAGCCACGTCGCGCGGTAACCTCGGTCTCTCACTCATAGATATCTCCCCTTTCGATGGTCTTTTATATTTAATTACTTTGTCGATAGTAAAGATAGTCAAGCAAATGTATTTGCGAAGACTCGTACGTTAGTACGAAAGCACTTGAACTTATCTTTTATTATTCGTTATTTAAAATACTTATTAGGCGTCGGTATCTTTAGTTTAGTTATCTAAGTCTAGTTATACTAAGTATAGTTAGTCCTTACCTCACGATACCGGGCCATATCAGTCTAACGAATACCCCTCTCTACGTTGTGTAGCCCCTTCATTAGATTCCGAAAATTCAACCGGAGGTTCTAATAGAATGTACGTGTTTGCCACTTGACCGTGTACCGGATGATATTTCGGCACTACTTTAATCAATCCAACTTCGCGCAATCTCTTCAGCGCCGCCCTTGCCGTACTCTCTCCGCAAAACGCTTTCCTTGCGATAGTCTTAACGGTCGGAAACGACTTCTTCGTTTTATTGTCCGCATACATGCAGAGAATTGCGTAAACCAACTTCTCGTATGGCTTCGTAAGAATTTTCTCGTCGTCCAGCACCGACTTAGTAACCATTGCGAATCTATGCTCGCGGTGATCCAGGACGTTCGGTTGTAAATTTTCATCGCTCAATCGAATCACCTCCGGTTTAATTCAGCGAAAACTAACGCCTCTAACCAATACAATGCGTTAACTTCGAAAAGTGGACGTTTTCTGCGAAAGTTTTTCGCTTACGTATAATAATAAGCTCGAAGTTTTACATTTCGCGCACTTTTAAGCGAAAAAGTTTTACGCTGTATACCGGATAATAAGAATGTGCTTACGAAAGTGGACGTTTTTATTAAAATTAGTTTCCGAAAATTTCTTCCGCAACCTCTGCGTTTAATAATCCACCGAAAGATTCAAACGGGTTAACAACGTTTTGTTTGTTCATTTGAGCGATTTCCGTAAATACCATTTTGCGAGCTGTTCCGTATAAGTAGCCGCGTAGACTGTCAAACGATTTACCTTTGCGTAGATCACGTAATTT